TGATTCACGTTTCGGAATAGACGTTAATAGCCCTAAAGCTAAACAAATAGCCGTAAGAAAAGCGGAAAAATTTGGTTACAAAATTAAAAACAATGCACTTGTTTCGACACGTCCGATAGATATGCCGAACCGAGGATTTATAAACCCAAGATAATGGCAGAAGCATTATTAATTACTCGAGACGATTTAGTTCGGTTCACGGCTACCAACGGAAATATGGACACGGACACTTTTATTCAATGGATTAAAGTTGCTCAAGATATCCATATTCAACAGTACACGGGAACACAACTACTTGACAAAATAAAAACGGATATAGTAAACAACACGTTAGCGAACCCGTATTTAGATTTAGTGGAAACATATTTGAAGCCTATGCTAATCCATTGGGCAATGGTTGAGTTTTTACCTTTTCAGGCTTATACAATCGCAAACAAAGGAATCTTTAAGCACTCAAGCGAAAACGCGTCTAACGTAGATAAAAACGAAGTAGACTTTTTAATTGAAAAACAACGTTATTTAGCGCAAAACTACACCGAGCGTTTTATTCAATATATGGCATTTAGTGGTAACACGTTTCCTGAATACTATACAAATAGTAATTCGGATATTTACCCTAATTCGGATTCAAATTATAACGGATGGGTAATATAAAAAAACCTTATGCGCCTAAAAAGGCTAACATTATTAAATTGAAATTATTACTTAAAAAATTACAAAAAGAAAAATGAATAACCACTTACGCGGACTTTCTTTACTTTATTACATACTATCTTACACGGGTGTTTTGGTAGCCTTATTCGAAGCGCCTTATATTTTCTTCAGACTATTTGCATTAGGCTACGGGGTGTTTTTGACATTCCAACTATTGAACTATTATTACAATGAAAACTAAACTACTTTTATTTTTAATTTCGCTACTTTCAATTCTTGCGCCAGTTAAAGGAATGGTTACTATAACAATCCTTTTTATTTGGGTTGATTTACTTACTGGGATATGGCGAAGTAAAAAGTTAAAGTTGCCTTTGCGTTCACGTGGATTAGCACGTACAATTTCAAAAACCTTACTTTATGCGGGTGCAATCGTTTGCGTTTTCTTCCTTGAAAAATATGTTCTCGAAGATTTAATAGGATTATTCGTAAGTGTGGATTTAGTGTTAACTAAGGCTTTTACGTTTTACTGCGTTTTCACGGAGTTAAAAAGCATTAATGAAAGTTACTTCGATGTAACAAAAAAAGACGTTCTAAAATCATTTAAGGAGTTTATAACGGCAAAGAAACAAGATTGGGATGAGTTCAAATAAATTAGATATTCAAAAGATAGTCCAACACCGACTAAAAAAAGGTCAATTCTTCGAAGAACCGAGCGACAAAACACAAATATATTTACACCATACCGCAGGGAATGGAAACGCTGAAGGAGTTGCACGTTTTTGGAATAGCAACGAATCTCAAATAGCCACCGCGTTTGTAATAGGAGAAAACGGAACGATAGTACAATGTTTTTCTTCTAAGCATTGGGCTTGGCACTTGGGTATTGATTCCGAAGACTTTTCGCGTATGGGTTCGAAATATAAGAACCTAAACAAATTAAGCGTAGGTATTGAGGTTTGTAACTGGGGAATGCTCAAAGAAAAGAACGGCAAATTTTATAACTACGTGGGTGGAGTTGTTAATCCGTCTTACGTTACCACGTTGGAAGAACCTTACAAGGGTTACAAACATTGGTATAAATACACGGACGCGCAAATAGAATCAACACGTCAACTCGTAGAATATCTTTGCGAAACTTATAATATACCAAAAGAATATCGAAAAGAAATATGGAGTTTAGATAAGGCAGCCTTTGACGGAGAAAAAGGAATCTTTACCCATAACTCCGTAAGAAAAGACAAAGCGGATATTTACCCGTGTCCACGTATGATTAAAATGCTTCAAAGTTTATGAAATACCTAATAGTCATTTTAAGCGTTTTAACGCTACTTTCGTGTTCAAGTGAACACAAAGCACAATACCACTACCGAAAAGCGCTTAAACACGGATTAAAGGTGGTTAACGATAGCGACACGATACGAATAACTACTTTAGATTCGTTTCCTGTAATTAAAAACGATACGATAATTTGGGAAAAGTTTATAACCACCAAGGACTCCGTGGTGTTTTTTAAGAACGTTTATATTCCTAAAACGCGTTTTCAAACACGAATAGAATATAAAGAACGAGTTAAGACCTTACGAATAGAAGGTAAGACAAAATGGAAGACCGCGAAGGCTGTTCAAATTGTTAAATACCGAACTTCGTGGTGGGTAGTTTTAGTTGCTTTTGTACTCGGATTCGTTCTAAAGTTTGTTCTCAATAGTGCCTTTATTTCACGGGTTCGACTTTTCTTCCGATATTTCGGGCAAATTTAATATATGAATTTAATTAAACACGGACGTAACGTCCACGAACTGCAACTTGACGGTAAGCAAGTTCACGTTGCTATGTTATCGGATTTACACTGGGATAACCCTAAATGCGATAGGCAACTACTTAAAAAGCACTTGGACTTTTGTAAGGATAACAACATTCCTGTAATTATAAACGGGGATTTCTTTTGCTTAATGCAGGGACGCGGAGATAATCGCCGCAACAAATCGGACATTAGACAAGAACACAACAATGCACGTTATTTAGATTCGATTGTTGAAACGGCTTCGGAATGGTTTAAGCCATACGCGGACGTTATAAAAGTAATAGGCTACGGAAACCACGAAACGGGAGTAATAAAATACCAAGAAACGGACTTACTTCAAAGGTTTGTAGACCTATTAAATTACAAATGTGGCTCAAGCGTTCAAACGGGTGGGTACGGCGGTTGGGTAATTGTTCGGCAAACATTCCACAGCAACGCACAAATAACAACTAAGGTTAAATACTACCACGGCTCAGGTGGCGGTGGTGTAGTTACCAAAGGCGCATTAAACCTTACACGAGCGTTAGAAATGTACGAAGACTTTGATGTGTTCACTATGGGACACATTCACGAAAATAGTTCACGTAACGATGTAAGGGAAACTATTAAGCTTAATGTTAACTGGAACGTATAAAGAAGAATACGGCGAAGGCGCATACGGTTGGCACGTTGAACGTGGCGCACCACCAAAGCCATTAGGCGGACGAATTCTTAAAATCGAATGCAAAGAAGTTGATAAGTTGATAGTTAAGAATATCGATAGTTTCAAGTTTCCGTTGTAAGTTTGCGTATAGCGTTTTTAATTAGGGGGTAGAGATACCCCTTTTTTTGTTTATAGGCTTATTTTATTAGGCTTTCCGTAAGTTTATACGCTTATTTCTTATTTAGAATCATTCTAAATTTGTAGAAAAGTGAAAAAAATTTGTTAAAAAGTTTGGTAGATTGAAACTTACTATTTATATTTGCGTATGATTATTAACGAAACAATTAAAAAAAACGCTATGAAAACACAAGAAACAAAATTAAAAATCGGAGATGTAGTAATTCACAAAGTACAAATGTTTGAAAGTTTTTTACTTCAAAAAGCAACAATTACCAAAGTATTAAAAAGCGGAAAAGTAAAATTAGAATTTAAAACTTGGACGGGTAGTTTATGCAAAAGCACTGTTAAAGAAAGTGAATTAGAATTATTTTAACAAAACAAGGGGTACGACTTGATAACGCACATTAATTAAAAACGCTATGGAAAAACAAGAAATGATTAACGAGATTTTAGCTTACGAAAAGGAGTTAAGATTTATTTACGAAGAATGCAGGGACGTATTCGGCCATTTAGATAATGACACGCAAATGGCATTCAAAGAATGGAACACGATTGACATATTATTAACACGCTTAAACTTAAAAAATGAAACGATTTAGAGAATTTTACAACGAATTAGACAACGAAGGAAAATTATTCCTTATCGCGATACGCGATTTTACACTACTATTCGGAACGCTTTTTATTTCACTTTTATTAATCGCTTATTTTATTATCTTATGAAAATAGAAACTCACTACCCGTTAGCGTACTTTTACGCAGATAACTTTGAAGGCGAATGCACGTTCGAGTTATCCGTAGACGAAGACAACGACTTAATCGTAACAATTTGTTCGGCTATTGCTTACCGTTCGGACTTGGAAATAGAATTAGAACACTTGCTAACCGAGTACGATTTACAACTAATCTCCAGTGAAATTTACCACGACTTATTGAACTCGGATTTACACGAAGAATTTATACAAGCAGAATACAACACCAAATTACAAAACGCTTATGAAAACGGTAAGAACTCAAGACGGGAATATTGATTTAATCGACCAGGTTCGTTGGTGGACAAGTGGCGGCGGCGCTATACATAAAAACGGACACTTCGACTTTAACCATTATTGTAACATTATAAAAATAAAAAATGAAAGAATACGCTATAACACATTGGTTTCAGGAAACCCCGAAATCAAAACGCAAACAACGAACAACGATAGTACAAGCCTACGACACTAACCACGCTATCTTAATTTTGGATATTTGGAGACCTTTAATAATTAAAATTACAACGCTATGACACCACAAGAAAAAGCACAGGAATTATTTAACAAGTTCGCTGATATAGAACACTTAGGAGTTCAAGGAAATTATAATGGCACTTGGGAATGGAGTTCGTCTTTATGGAGGCAACAAGCTAAAGAAGCCGCATTAATAGCAGTTGATGAAATCTTAAACAATAAAGAACTATTAAACCACTTGGATTTAGAATGGTGGAACGAAGTTGAACACGAAATAAACAAACTATAATGCAATTAAAAAATAAATTTACCACACTAATCGAAGACAACGACTTACGCAAACGTAGCAGAAAACGAAAGTACGTTAACCAACGGGGATACCTAATTAAATTAATGCGCCAGTACGGATTCAGTTATATAGAAATAGGCGAAATGTTAGGACTTAACCACGCGACCTGCATACACGCTTTTAACAACGCTAATTTGTGGGAATCAATAAACGACCGACACTTCTTTAACGATACGGAACACCTACGCGCAGAAATGAATAATTACAAAATAACGCGCTCACTAAATGATTTATACGTAGACGTTAAACTGGCGGGTGGATTAAGGGACTTGGAGAACATTCAAGAACGAATGCAACGCGGAGAATATCAAATAAATTTTATTTACGAAGAACAAAATATAAATTAATTAGTTATATTTGTAACGGCTTCCTTCAACATTATAAAGCCAAGTAAAAAATTACTACCCTTGTTTTTGAAGTAGAGGTTGAAGGCTACGGATAAAGCGAGGGTTTTTTATTTATTAAAATTTAAGTTATGTTATTACAAGAAGAAAAGTTTACAACTGACGAAAACGATGTTTTCACTTTATGCATTGGAGATTTTACAGGTAAGTTAATTATTGATACCGAAGAAAATTGGATTCGATTAAACAAAGAAGAATTAAAACAATTTATTGAAATTTTAAGCGGTTATTATGAGCGGTTGGATTAAATTACATAGGTCGTTAAAAAATTGGGAATGGTATAGCGACCACAGCGCAACCCGTTTATTAGTTCATTTACTTGTTTCGGTAAATTACGAAAATAAGATGTGGAAAGGTCAAGAAGTTGAAGCAGGAACTTTAATAACAAGTTGGGAGAATTTAGCTTTAGAAACTGGACTCACTATTAAGCAAGTTAGAACGGCAATGACTAAATTAGAAAAGTCCAAAGAAGTGGCACGCTACGCGACAAACAAATGGCAGGCTATAACCCTTGTAAAATGGGATAAAATGCAATGCTTAGACACTAAAGAAGGGCAAGCAGAAGGGCAAACAAAGGGCAGGCAAAGGGCAACAACTAAAGAATATAAAGAAATTAAAGAAGAAAAGAATATACATAGACGCTTCGCTCATTTATCAATTACTAAAGACGAATTCGAAACACTAAAAATAAATTGGACTGAAGAACAAATAAACGAGATTTTAGACCAAATAGAAAACTACGCTAAGAATAAACAATATAAGTCTTTATATTTGACGGCTCAAAATTGGCTCAAGAAAAGCTATCCGATAAAAAAAGACGAACCATTTAAGTTCCCTTGGCAATAATTAAAAACGAACTATGAAAGGATTTAAGATAACAAAAGCACACGAAGTAATTGACGATTTATTCAGGTATAGAAACAATTACCACGAAAAAGGTAAATACCTTGGATTCGAAGGAATGGACGAATATTATTCGATGAGTTTAGGAAATTGCACGGATTGGACGGGTTTTCCGATGAGCGGTAAAACTCAAGTTCTTATGGAATGTTTAATGAATACGAGCCGTTTTTACGGGTGGAAACATTTAGTTTATTTTCCCGACGTTGGTTCGAACGTGGAAATAATCGCGGACTTAATTAATAAGAAAACTGGCAAAAGTTTCAACCCAAGTGCGTACAATGTAATTACGGACGATGAAATTTTACAAGCTATCGAATGGATAACGCACCATTTCAAAGTACTAACGCGCGACGATATCAAAGCGAAAATGACACCTATCGAATTTTGGGATTACGCAGTAAAAATAAAAAAAGACGAAGGACTTGAAACGGCTTCGATAGATTCTTGGAAGGATTTAAACCACCCTTACAACGATTACGGCGGTTATGCTCAATACTTGGAGTTCGTTCTTCCGTATCGTAACCAAATAGCCGAAGACAACGATTTACACCTGCATACGATTATCCACCCGAAGTTAACCGAAAAGGAAAACGGAAAACGAAGCGCGCCAGTGCCTTACGACTTAAAGGGCGGTTCGGAATGGTTTAATTCGGGAAAATGTATGATAACAGTACACCGAGACGACCCAACGTTTTATAAAGCGGAATTGTACTTTAACAAGATTAAACCACGTTCAAACGGAAAAATAGGTAAACACGAAATCTTTTTCGATAAAGAAAAATTGGTTTACTTTGAACAAGAACAACACGGGAATACATTAATTAAAAAATACGCTAAATCAAAATAATGGACGATTTCACAACACTACGAGCGCAAGTTTTACTTTCTCACACTTACTTAAAGATTCAGGGAAGTTTGAACGAAATAAAAGCGAAGAACCCTAATCGAACTGATTTAATAGATTCAATGGAAGAAACGTTAGAACATTTACAAGAATGTAAAGTTTATTGGAATCAACTAGAACAAGAATACCGAGCGTTGCGCCAAAACGCTTATCGATTAGAATTAGTTAACTTGGGCTTAAACACGGAAAACAAGCGTTTAGAAGCCATAAATAAAGCCTTAAATTACGAGTAATGAAGTGCAAAAACTGTAAAGCCGAATTCACTCCCGTTCGATTTAATCAAAAGTTTTGCTTTGATACTGAATGCGTCCGTGTTTGGGTAGAATTAGAAAAGGAAAAACAATGGAAGAAGAAAAAGAAGGTATTAAAAGACGAACTTCAAACCGTTCAGGAACTTACTAAACTTGCGCAAGTGGTATTTAACAAGTACATAAGGCTTCGAGATAAGGATAAACCTTGCGTAAGTTGCGATAAACCATTAGGAAGTAAATACGACGCAGGGCATTATTTTAGTAGTGGCGGACACAAAGCCGTTACATTCGATGAAAACAACGTCCACGGGCAGTGTGTAACGTGCAACCAACACAAACACGGAAACTTATTAAACTACCAAATAGGAATCCAACAAAGAATAGGCGCGGATAAATTAATAGAACTCCACGCAAAAGCGCACGAAACACGAAAGTACACACGGGACGAACTCAAAGAAATAATAGAAACATACAAACAAAAAATAAAAACGCTATGAACGAATCTATCTTATTTAATTACCTGAAGGAAAACTATTTTCCCGACTTAGAACGAAGCACGGGACGTTACGATAAATGGGATTGTTATTCCCCAAGTACAAAAACACGAATCGAATTAAAATGCAGAAGAAGACACTACGCAAACTTAATTCTAGAAAAGATAAAGTACGTGGATATGGTTAAACGCTACGTAGAACAAGACGAAAAGCCAGTTTACATAAATTCAACTCCGAACGGAATCTTTGCTTTTGATTTACGCAACATAAAACCTAATTGGATAACCGACAAACGACTTCCACACGAAACAAATTTCGAAAGAATTACACCCATCGAAAAGACATACACCCTGCTAAATATCGAAGAAGGTAAGAAAATTTAACATTTTTTAACAAATAAATTATATCGAAGTATTGTTAATTGAAATAATATGTTTATATTTGTGTATAATTAAAAACGAAAACGCTATGAAAAAAGATTTAACATTTACGGAAATCCAAGAAACTATCGAAACTTGGATTATTGACACCAATTTTGATTTACAACAAGATTGGAACGAAGAAAAAGAAAAAATGCATATGCAGTTACAATGTTTATTAACTGCTAAATACAGTTTGGATAACATTAAAAATTTAGGAGGTCAAATTTTCTCAAGTTCAATTAAAAAATAATACGCTATGAAACATTTATTTAAGTCGTTGGCAGCCTTCCAACAAGAAGTACCTGTAATTCACAAAGGGACACAAGGCTACGGGTATAGTTACGCAGATTTACCGAAGATTTTCGAAGTAGTTAACCCGTTACTAAAAAAACACGGATTAGGCTTTACGCAATTACTCGACACTAAAGAAGGAATCGATTATATTGCTACGGTTATCTTCCACGTTGAAAGTGGCGAAACGTTAGAATCAAAGGTAGCTATTCCGCAAGTCGAATTAAAAGGGATGAACGATTACCAAAGTTTCGGCAGCGGTGTTACTTACTTTCGTAGATACGCTTTGAGTTCCGCGCTCGGATTAGTTACGGACAAAGACACGGACGCTTCAGGCGAACAAGTAAAGAAAAAACCTACTATAGATAACAAACGATTAGGTAAGGCTTTAGAAATGATTGCCGAAGGTAAATACACCAAGGAAGAACTAATCGAAAAGTTTGAGTTAACCGAAGTTCAAACTAAACTACTCGAAAACGTATGAAAGTCCGATGTTCTCAAATTGGTAAGATAATGACTAACCCCCGCAAGTCGGGGGAAGTCCTATCGCAAACGGCAAAGTCCTACGTGGAAGAAGTCGTATTAAAAGAAAAGTACGGAATCCGAAAGGAGTTTAGTTCACGTTACACCGACAAAGGAAATGAAGTCGAAGAAGAATCAATCGCACTCGTTAACGATGTTTTGAATTTTAAGTTTATTTACAAGAACGATGAACACTTTACAAACGATTGGATAACTGGAACTCCCGACGTAAACACGGACGAGGTATTAATAGACGTTAAAAGTTCTTGGGACGCTTCAACATTCCCGTGGTTCGAAACTGAATTACCTAACAAGGATTACTATTACCAACTTCAAGGGTATATGTGGTTAACTGGCAAACAAGAATCCATTTTGGCTTATTGCCTTATAGACACTCCGAGCGAAATGGTGGAAGACGAAATAAGACGCGCTCACTGGAAATTCCATTTAATAGACGAATCGCAGGAACTACGCGAAGAAATCGAAGCAAAGCATAAGTTTAGCCACATTCCGAAGAACCGCAGGGTAAAGTATTGGTTCGTGCAAAAAGACGAATCCGTAATTGAGCAAATTAAAGAACGTGTCGAACTATGTAGAGAATACTATAACGCTTTAATGAAGACATTATGAAACAAACAGCAGTAGAGTGGTGGAAACTATTAGTAGTATTTGTTTCTGCAATAGTTTTAGAAGCAAATAGCATAGCAGGTTTTAGATTTTTGATAGATAAAAATTGGATGGGTATGGTTATGATGGTTGGTATTAATCCATTTCTTTGCTTACCTATGAATCATTACACTATTGAGGTGAAGACCCTTAAACAAAGAGCATTAATTGCATTAGCCTTTAGTTTAGGCTTTGCAGTAGGAGTAATAACAATAAGACCTTTTTTTATATGAAAGCAACACTTGAATTTAATCTACCTGAAGAAGAAGCGGAATACTATTGCGCAACTAAAGGAAGCGCGATGTTAAACGTTCTTTGGGAAATGCAAGCGGAACTCCGTAAGCTATGGAAATACGAAGAACTAAATGCGGATGAATACCAAATAGTTGAACGCATACGGGAAACGTTTTTTAATAGCCTACAGGAACACGAAATAAACTTAGATAAATGAAGTACGGAATAATCTTTTTAAGCGCGTTAATTATCGAAATATGTTCAACTTTTTACATTAGATACGTTTCGGAAGCAAACACATTAGGAATGTTATTCTTCGCTTTTATAAGTCCGTTTCTCGGTTTACCTTTTGCGGGTTATATGGTTGACTCCGAAAACTGGAACGAACGAATTAAAATGGCTTTCTCGTTAGCCTTTGGATATGTAACGGGAGTAATAATAGTAATAAATTTAATTAAGTAATATGGAAACAAAAACAAACAGCGGTGCAATTTTTAAGAACGACAAAAAGACGAACGAAAAGCAACCAGACTACCGAGGTAAAGTAAACGTAAACGGAAAAGAAATGGAGATAGCACTTTGGCTTAAAGAATCTTCGAAAGGAACTAAATACTTTTCGTGTTCATTTAGTGAGCCTTACGTGAACGAATCCCCGAAACAAGTCCACACGCAAATAATTGAGAAAGACGATTTACCCTTTTAATTATGTTTATAGACGATTACTCACTTCGAAGTTACTTGCGTAAGATTCTCGAAACGAAAACACGGAATCAAATAGTAACTGAAATAAAAGAACGAGGACACAAAATGCACCAATACAATTTGGATAGGTTCTTACTCGGTAAACCTGTAAGTTTAGAAACCGCCAAGAAGTTAGACGCGTTTGTTTATCGTTTTTACAATGGATTGCCACCCGAATAGGTGGCTTTTTTTTATGTTTTGTTGTGATTAGAAATTAATCATTATATTTGACAACAAACTAAGCGTATGGAATGGCTTAAAGACGTAGCAAAAGACCATAAAGAATGGGTAAAATTGGTTAAAAGTTTTGGCGAAGATTTATACGCTGAAGACTTGGTGCAAGAATGTTACCTTCGACTATACAAATACACGAAACCTGAAAACGTAATAACAAATGGTCAAATCAATAAAGGATTTATGTACTTCACTTTGCGTAATATGTATCTTTATGCTATTCGTAATAAAGGAAAGTTTGAAGGGTTTGATATTGAGGCGATACAAATAAAAGACGAACCAAGCCAGTTAAATAAACACGAAGCCTATCTAAAGATATTGGGTAAAATAGAAAACGAAGTAGATTCGTGGCACTGGTACGACCAAAAGTTATTCGAACTATATCGCGACACGGATTTATCAATTCGGGATATTGCAGCCGAAACGAAAATAAGTTCAAGTAGCATTTTCAACACGCTAAAGAACTGCAAACAAAAAATAAGAATAGCCGTTGGAGAAGATTACACGGACTACAAAAACGAGGATTACGAATTAATTAAATAAATAAGTTATGGGAAGACCAAGAAAAAAACAAGCGGAAGGATTAGGCGACACCGTCGAAAACATTTTAGAAGCTACGGGAATAGCAAAGGTAGCTAAATGGGTAATGGGCGAAGATTGCGGGTGCGAAGAACGTAAAGCAAAACTTAACGAACTTTGGAGGTATAAAAAACCTGAATGCCTAACGGAAGACGAATACGCATACTTAGATACTTTTTATAATAGAGGTAGAAGTAGCGTAAGTCCAAGCGAACAACGGGAGTTATTAAAGATTTACAACCGAGTTTTACACGAACGAGTTCAACCAACTTCGTGCGGTTCTTGCTTACGTGAAATCGTAAACAAACTAAACCAACTTTACGCAGTTTATAAAGCCGAACAAGATGGAAGTATTGAAGGTTAAAATATCGGAAATTAAACCAAACCCGAAAAACCCAAGATTAATTAAAGACGAAAAGTTTAAGAAATTAGTCAAATCAATTAAGGATTTCCCGCAAATGTTAGAACTACGTCCAATAGTAGTGGATGAGAATAACATTATTTTGGGTGGAAATATGCGTTTTAAGGCGCTTAAAGAAGCAGGATACACCGAAGTGTCGATAGTTAGGGCAAACGACCTTACAAGCGAACAAAAAGACGAATTTATAGTAAAGGATAACGTTGGCTTCGGAGAATGGGATTGGGATAGTTTAGCAAACGAATGGGAAGTAGATAAACTCGAAGAATGGGGTTTAGATTTACCCGTTGATTTAAGCGTTCAGGAAGAAGATAAAGAAGTAATAGCACACGAAAAATTACAAGAAAAATTTATTATCCCTCCTTTTTCAATTTTAGATACAAGACAAGGTTATTGGATTGAGCGTAAAAAAAATTGGAAAAATTTAATTCAAGATTTTGGTGAAAGTAGAGAAAATACATTACACAATTCAAATAGTAGTGAAAAAAGCGTAATGAATGAAATGCCAAGTGTATCAATACTTGACCCCGTTTTAGCCGAAATTACAAATAAATGGTTTGGACTTGAAAAATGCAATACGTTTGATTGTTTTGCAGGTGATACGGTTTTTGGCTATGTTAGTAGTTATTTAGGAAATAAATTTACAGGTATTGAATTAAGAAAAGAACAAGCCGAATTAAATAATTTAAGGGTAAAAGGTTTTAATGCAAATTATATATGTGATGACGGAAGAAATGTATTAAACTATATTGAAGAAAATTCACAAGATTTATTATTTAGTTGTCCGCCTTATTTTGATTTGGAAGTTTATTCAGATTTAGAAAACGATGCGAGCAACCAAGAAACGTATGAGGAATTTATAGAAATAATAGAAGATGCTTTTAGTAAAGCCATAAAATGCTTAAAAGAAAATAGATTTGCAGTTATTACAGTTGGAGACGTACGAGATAAAGACGGATACTATTATAATTTTATAGAAGACATTAAACGTATTTTTATTAAAAACGGAATGAAATTATACAATGAATTAATCTTAATAGAAAGTTTGGGTACGCTACCGCAAAGAGTAGGAAGGTTTATGAAACAAAGAAAAGTTGGTAAATGTCATCAAAATGTTTTAGTATTTTATAAAGGAAATACAAAAGAAATTAAAAATATATTTCCAAGTATAGAAATAGAATAAACAGAACAAAAACAGAATGAGCAAAGAAGATTTAATACCATTTAAGAAGGGCGAAAGTGGAAACCCCGCAGGAAGACCAAAAGGAAGTAAGAACCGAAGTACAATCGCGCGCCGTTGGTTAGAAGTTAATCAATCATTAAAGAATCCAATAACTGGCGAGAACGAAACGATGTCGCAAGAGGACTTAATGACCTTAGCGTTAATTAAAAAAGCACGTGAAGGAGACGTAAACGCGTACAAAGCGTTAATGGATAGTGGTTACGGCGCACCCGTTCAGCAAATCGAACAAACAAATATAGAGATTCCACTTTTTCCCGATGTTCAAGAGGACAACCGCAACGAATAAGGTACTCGGACTTAAGAACCGAGTTAAGATTATTCAAGGCGGAACTTCGGCTTCTAAAACTTATTCAATTTTGGCGGTGCTAATTAACAAGGCGCTATCAATACACGGAATAGAAATAAGCGTAGTTGCGGAAACAATACCCCATTTAAGACGGGGTGCGTTAAAGGACTTCTTAAAAATAATGAAATGGACGGGAAGATTCTTTGAGGATAGGTTTAACAAATCGCTACTTCGATATGAGTTCGCAAATGGTTCGGTAATCGAATTCTTTTCCGCAGACGATTCGAGTAAACTCCGTGGAGCGCGTCGCGACATTCTTTACATAAACGAATGTAATAATGTAACGTTTGACGCTTACAACGAGTTGGCTATACGAACACGGAAGGAAGTTTATTTAGACTTTAACCCTGCTAACGAATTTTGGGTACATACCGAACTAAAAGACGAACCCGATTCGGACTTCCTGATTCTTACCTACAAAGATAACGAAGCGTTAGACCAATCAATAGTTGAGCAAATCGAAAAGAACCGAGACAAAGCAAAGACGTCAAGTTATTGGGCGAACTGGTGGAAGGTTTACGGCGAAGGTCAACTTGGAATGCTTGAAGGAGTAGTTTTCAGTAATTGGAAAACAATAGACACCATACCAAAAGAAGCAAGGCTGTTAGGTATAGGACTTGACTTCGGATATACGAACGACCCTACGGCAGTTATAGAAGTTTACGCATACAATAACCAACGAATAGTAAACCAAATTGTTTACCAAAACGGCTTAGTAAATAGCGAAATAGCGAAGCGCTTACCGAAAAACGTAATAGTGTACGCGGATAGTTCCGAGCCGAAATCAATCGAAGAAATTAGACGCTTAGGAATAACGATTAAAGGAGTAACCAAGGGCAAAGACTCAATTAACTACGGAATTGACGTAATGCAGCGCCAAGACTATTTAGTAACTAATCAAAGCGTGGATTTAATCAAAGAACTTCGTTCTTATATTTGGGACACGGACAAGACGGGAAGAAGATTAAACAAGCCTATCGACTTTAATAACCACGCGATAGACGCTTTGAGATACCACGAAATGGAAACACTTGGAATAGGCGCAACATACGGAAGTTATGCAATACGATAAAACGAACGATTTACAAGTAATGATTACCCGTGTGGAATCTTACATACAAGAACGCACTGGTAAAAGAGTTAGAATAGTGTTTAATAATATGGCACGATTTACGGCGCACTTTGATATGCTAATTAAGGCTCACGAACACGTAGTGAATTACAAAAACACGAATAAATAATTATAACTATATGAAGTTAGAAATAACCGTACCAAGTTCAATTAGTGAAATACCTTTAGTGAACTATCAAAAGTTCCTGAAGTTACAGCAATCGTCAAACGACGAAGAATTTATCGCGCAGAAAATGATAGAGATATTTTGCGGAATAGAACTAAAGGACGTTGTTAAAATGAAACTAACCAGCGTTAACGACTTAATAGTTCACTTCAAAAATATATTCGCGGAAAAACCAAAATTTAAGCCTACGTTTAAGATTAAAGACCTTGAGTTCGGGTTTATTACCGACCTTGAGAATATAAGTTTTGGGGAGTACGTGGATTTAGACAACTACTTAGCAAAGTGGGACGATTTCCACAAAGCTATGGCGGTAATGTATAGGCCAATTAAAATTAAAGACGGAGAAAAATACGAAATAATTGAATACACTGGCGCAGGGGAATACAGCGAGTTAATGAAGTACGCGCCTATGGACGTAGCTATATCCGCTTCGGTTTTTTTTTGGACTTTAGGAAGCGAGTTATTAAGCGCTACCCTAAACTATTTAGAGACGGAACTCAAGAAGATGAGCGAGACCGAACAAGCGACTTTAGCGCAAGAACTCAATTCGGAAAAAAGTGGGGTTGGTATAGTTCAATCTATGGACTCGCTAAAGGCGACCTTACACGATATGACGAAGTTACTAAATACGGATTATATAAGTGTCTTACCTATCTCACATTCGAAGCAGAAAAAAACGAAATTGAATTAATGGAAATTAAAAAGAATAACAAATGAAGCCAAAACTAAATTAAAAATAACACATTTGGCTAATTATAAATTGAATAACAAATGAATGGATACTACTCATTACTAAACGAACTTAACACCCACTTTACTTCCGACCCGTTAGTGAACACCATAACGCAGGGTTCGATTTTCAACGTGGATTTAGGTAAACAAAATTTATTCCCGTTGGTTCACATTATGGTAAACCAAGTTACGTTTAACGACAACGTAATGACTGCGAATGTAACGCTTATGGCTATGGATAACGTAAGCCAACGTAAAGAAGAACCGACAACAAAGTTTGAAACTTCGGACAACGAAATAGACGTACTTAATACGCAGTTAGCAATCTTAAACCGAGCGTTTGAAATGCTTAAACACGGAAATATATTTGACAACCTATACCACTTGAACGGTGCGCCTGTATGCGAGCCTTTTGTAGAACGCTTTGAAAATTACTTAGCAGGTTGGGCAATGACTTTCGATGTGGATTTCCCTAACGATATGACACGCTGTTAATGGAAAAGGAATTACAACTTAAAGCACTCGAGGAATTTCGCGACTATGTAATATCAAAGGCGAAAAGCAACCTACGCAGTAAAAACGCTTCGGGTAAACTTAAACAATCTTTAGGCGCTGAAATTAAGGTTATGCCGAATTCAATTCGTTTCTTTTTTGAAATGGAAGAATACGGATTCTACCAAGACCAAGGAGTTCGCGGTGTACGAAGCGGACGAAGTTTAAGCGGTTTTAAGTTTGGTTCAGGAACGGGGAAAAAAGGCGGTTTAACTGAAGGCATTAAGAAATGGGTTAAGCAAAGACGAATCCAATTTAGGGACGACAATGGAAGGTTCTTAAGTTCTAACGCTACGGCAATGATTATTACGCGTTCAATTTGGCAAAAAGGAATAAAGCCTTCGATGTTCTTTACTAAGCCGTTTAAGTACGCATTTAAGAACTTACCTAACGAATTAATAGACGCTTACGGACTTGAAGCGCAAGAAACATTTGATACAATAATGAAGGAAAATTTTAAGAATTATGGCTACTAACATTTATGCACGTTCCCCATTTATAATTGAGGTTAACGAAGTAGGACAAAGCGGAAGTAAAGTCGAACTTTACATTTATCAAAACGGAACAACCCCACCGACTTCACCAAGCTACACACTTGAAAAGTTAATCCCTGCGAGTAACAATACACAAACACTTTACAATATAAGTCCGTATTTACTTGAGAACATAAGCCACGATACTTTTATAAACAATTACGCAACGGATTCGGCTTTACTAAATGTTAGTCAATACGTAATGGTTGACGTAAAGCGTTACAAGTTAGTTTTAAGTACGTACGTTTTGTTAGATACGTTTACGTACCGAGCCTTTGACGGTTATGGATATTATTCGGAAGGTATGAACCCAATGCAGTTGGAAAATTACCACCTTGAAGAAAAAAGTTATTACTATTGGGCGGACACAAATAACAACCCTTCGGTTAATCCACTTGAACGCGCAGGAACTTTTACGGCTTATTTGCCTACGGGTTATACCGTAGAATACGAGCAACTACAAACGGGTTTAACGCATTCGTATACGATTGCTTCGGATAACGTTTACAATCTTTATAGGGTTTACCCAAGTTACTATCTAACGGGTAATATCTTACGAATTAAATTAGGTTCGGCGGTTGTTTGGGAATCTACTTTTTATCCTATCGAAGAATGTTTGTATACCCCCGTAGTTATTGACTTCATAAATAAATACGGCGCGTGGCAACGTGAATTTATGTTTAAGGCTTCCTTCGAAAGTTTAACCACTTCGGCAACCGAGTTTAACTTAATGCAGGAATTCTCAAGTCCGTTCGCAAGTTACAACACGAACCTAAACCAACGGCAAACATTTAACACAAACGGGTTAATATCTTACCGAACTAACACGGGTTGGGTTGACGAATCCTTTAACTCAAACATTCAGCAATTACTTTTAAGCGAACGAATTTTATTAGACGGGGTTCCTGTTAAAATGAAAACAAAGGAATTCGAAAAACAAAAGAACATAAACAACAAGAAAATAAATTACGTTCTTGATTTCGAAAGTTCAACCGACTTAATTAATAACGTTATCTAATGAAAAGGCAAGTTCGAATCTTTGTTGAGGGTAGGGAGTTAGATTTATTTAACGATGAAACAATCGAAGTAAATTCTACTATCCAAAACATACAGGATATTAGTAAAACCTATACGGACTTTTCGCAGTCGTTTACAATACCAACGAGCGCACGAAATAACGCGATTTGGGAATACTTTTACGAAAACGCGGTAAATAGTTCAATTAACTATCAAGAACGCTTAGACGGATACATAGAAATAGATATGACTTTTTTCCGTAGGGGTAAAATCCAAATGGAAAAGAGCCAACTAAAAAACGGACAACCTAATTCCTACACGATTACTTTTTATGGGGATGTTACCACGCTTAAAGATATTATCGGCGAAGACTTATTAAGTGACCTTGATTATTCAACGGTAAACCACGACTACACCTTTAACGAGGTGTTTCAACGTGTAATTAATTACGGAACTGATTGGGACGTATGTTATCCTTTAATTACTTCTAATCGGATATGGGAGTATTTATCCACCGCGCCCGTGGCAAACGTTCCAAATTGGCTTATTCCGTTTTTGGGCTCAAATTCAAACGATATACACACAAACGCAGGCGCGATAAATTACACGGAGTTATTTCCTGCATTACGGGTAAAATCAATTTTCGATATTATCGGCTTGCAGTATGGAGTAACTTTTAACGGCGCATTCTTGACTGACCCGAAGTTTACGCAGGCTTATATTTGGTATAAGAATAAAAACGACTTCGAATTTAGTGGGCAACCGCAACAACTTGACTTAGACACTATTATAAGTTCTTACATTCCAACTTATCCACTTAACCTTTACGTTGATTCTTCGTTAAACCAAATTACAACCCCGTTTTTTAACGGCGCTACTTGGATGAATCACGTAATTACGTTAGACGTTACTTCGGTAAGTTCTCCGACCACAACTTATTGGATTGACACGTATAGAAATGGCGCTTTGTTTTCTACAACTCAAGGAATTGGAACAGCTATTTACGGACTTGCTAACGTTCCAAATGTTTTGGGACTTAACGATGTTTGGGAGTTTTATATTCGTTCTAATTTCCCGTTAACGTTTGATTCCGAAATTCAATACGAAGTTACTTACATAACTTCAGTTAATCCAATTCCGACAACGGAGTACATTCGATATTCAAACATTACATTAAACCTTTCATCGTTTACCGACTTAGCGCAATTAGCGCCACAAATGAAAGTACAAGATTTCATCGCAGGAATCTTAAAGCAATTTAACTTAACGTGTTTTGGTAGCGGTGTAAATGCGTACACGATTATTCCTTTAGACGATTGGTATTCTTCAGGCGCAATTATTGACATAACCGAGTTCACGGATAAAACCGAAATCGGAATAGACCGCGTAAAACTTTATAAGAAAATAGGCTTTGCGTTTGAGCAATCCAACTCATTAATGAATAAAGCCTACTTTGAGCAAGGATTGAAAGAAT